CCTGAAGATGTAGACCCTAATGCAAGACTTACTTATGATCTAAGGTTCTTTGGATCACAAATAGAAATAAGTCCTTACAATAAAGGTAAAGTTACACGTGGTACACAGCATGCTGTACAGGTTTCTTCAGATCTATACGAGTCGGGCCAACCTATTGCTACAGAAAAAGATACTGTAGATAAAAATGGAAACAAAGTAAGTTATGTAGAAAATCTTGATAGAGAGCATAATGATATTATAGGTGGGTTTACAAGAAGAGGTATAAGAAAAACACTCAAAGATCTTAAGATAGAAGAAGTAGAGGTCGAAGGTGTAGAAGGATATGCAATGTCTGAAGAGTCTTATCAGGCTCTACTTGATATCATTATAGAAGAAGCAGATAAGAACGATGTAGGAAAAGCAATTCTAGAAGGAGCTGAGTACCTTAAAGAAAAAGGAGGGGCATTCAAGTTCGATTATTTTGTAGACAGGTATCGTATGGAAACAATGGTTTTCAGCATGCTTGGAAAAAGAGTGATCAAAAAGAAACTTGTAGGAGAGGGACTTGTACAGGCGCCAGAGTTAGGATACGAAGTTGCTAAGACCCGTACAGGAAGAACTGTAGAGAATGGAAAACTACAGTTCTATGAGAACCCGGACGGCAAATGGGAGATGGAAGTATTCTTACCACACCAGTTCAAAGAGCTTATAGGGCAGAATGTAACTGTTGGAAGAGAAGGAGATATAATAGTGGATGGAGTTGTAATGAAAGGTACATCTACCCTTTTGGATATGATAGGTATTCGTATTCCTACTGATGGCATACACTCTGTAGAAATAATAAAAGTAAAAGGCTTTTTACCACAGAGTGCCGGACCTAGAGTTGTAGTCCCTGCAGGATTGGTTACTAAGGCAGGTTCCGACTTCGATATTGATAAACTTCTTATGTACTTTAAATCGTACAGGTACACAGAAGAAGGAATAATGGAGCCTGTTAAATTCCATACCTCTAAAAGAGAGTGGTTTCAGGCACAGCAGAACATGTTCCAGAGAAAGCTTGAGGACTTCTTAGGTAGAGGAGCAACTACAGAGCAGGCTATAAATGCTTTAGCAGAAGTATTTAAAACTTCTACAGATCTACAGACAATAGACATCAAAAACATGTTTGAGTTTGATATTGAAACTCAAGTAGATCTTACTGCAGGACTAAAAGACCTTACAAGAGAAGAGGTTGAAGTTATGTACGAAGAACTTATAGAGGCTGCATCAGAGTTCTTTAATATATCGGAAGAAGAAGGAGTAGGAGAAATCTCTAAAAAAGATTTTGAGCAGTGGGAAGCAGAGAACCCAGGGCTTAACATCTACGATGTAAATAGCGATGGTGCTTTACAGAACAGATATATGGAGATATCTAAAGAACTTCTATCTATAAAAGAAAGAGCGACCGAGTTCTTAAGACCTGTAAACACTGATGACAATCTAGAACTTGCAGCAAAGATCCAGGAGCTGTACGGAGAACAAGGAAATTACAGTTTACCAGATCTAAGTAAAGTATCTGATTTCCATTTAGAAACAACTTTGCCTAACTTGATGAGAGTCACAGAAGCTTTCTTGCAAGGAGCTAAAGTTGTAGGTATATCAGCTCTTGCTTCTACACATCAGATAAAAGGGCAAAGAGCAGACCTAAGATTGAATCTTAACCATAGGTACGAGCTACCTTATGAAGAAAGAATATTCGTACCTATAAGAATACATTTCGAAGGCTTTGAAGTAGAGGAAAATGAAGATGGAGAGGTAGATTACACTTTGAGTCTAGGTAGGATAACAGATATAAGAGGAGAAAAAAGAATTTCCGATGCTATATCGCAGCTTGTAAACACGTCTGTAGATATTGTAAAGAATCCTATACTTCACATTTTGAATTTAGGCCCAGACCTGGCACCCGCCGGCTTAGTTCTACTAAGAGCAGGGGTTCCTTTAAAGTCTGTAGTATACTTTATGAATCAGCCTATAGTAAGACAGTATATGACATCTAAAGCCAGATCAGGATCACGCCTTAATGGTGCGATACAGAATAGAAAGTTTGATGATGCAATACTTTCGGGCCTTCAAGATGAATACGCTACAGAAGTAGATAGAGAGAATACCTATTTTGCTGATGAGACCTTAGAGGGAATGATAGGAAAAACAGTAGAAAACCTAAGCCCTCAAGAAAAAGCATATCAACTAAGTGTATTAGAGGATCTTCTTGTGTACTTGCAGTTAGGAGATGACATGACATCTTTGATAGCAGCACAGTCTTTCGATACTAAGATTGTAAAGTCAAGAGCAAACATGGAGATTCTTCAGGCTCAGTATGAAACTGTAATGGCAAAAGGAATATTCCCTAATGCAGAGCGTATAACTGAAGATGAGAATACATTCATGTCTGACATGAAAGAGTATAACTTCATGGCAACAGACATCCTCAAAGATGCTTTTGTTGCAACAGAAGATCTTCCAGTTTATTGGGATGCATATACTATGAAAGTAAAAGAGCTTACTCACCCTAAAGAAAGAATGCCTTTGGATGATAAGCTAAGAGTGCTTGAAAGATTCGATCAATTTCTTGTATCTTTCATACTACACAATATGCCACAAAGCAACGGTGAAAAAATAAATAACTACTCTAGTAGACTTTTGTATGGTAAGAACACATTTGCACAACAGGTTCTTAAAATAACACGCTCAAAATCGCACGGTCTAAGAGATAACATATTCTTGAAATCACTTATACCTGTAGTACAGGAGGTAAGAGTTCCTGTTGAAGGGCAAGAGCTTATGAATGATTTTGTAGAACCAGAGTTCAAGGCTGTGAATGTTTATGATGCAGATGCGTTATACGACTCTTTCATGGAGATAGTAGAATATGACTCTAAAAACAACACTCGCATAGCAAAAGACACTATCTATACAGCATTGCTGCAAGCAGGCACCATGAATACACCTTTCTCTTTCTTAGATAAGATACCAGGAGATATCTTTGCAAGAATGGCTGAGGATATTTTTGGAGTTATGATGAATGCTCCAGACTCTGTAAGATTAAATACTGAAGCTCTGTTAGAAGAGTTCCATAAGAATATGGTAAACGATAATAATGTAGTTCAGTATGTAACACGTAAGTCACCTAAGAAAGAAAGACTTCTGTTTACAAGAGAGTTAGACAAAAGGCCTAGCACACTTAGAAGAGTAGGGGCAGCAAGAGAAAAGAATAAATACATTCTTACAGCTAACTTTGTAGTTACAGACTCAGACCCAGATGTAGAAAGTGATTTTGGAGTGAGAATGACAGAATCGCAAGAGCTTGATACTACAGGATATACATCCCGTAACTATCTTAACACTACTTCTAGAAGAATGACAATAAGAAGAATTGTAGAGGAAGAGAATAACGACCCTACAGAAAACTGTTAAAACATAAAAAATGGCTTGTAGTGTACGTACGAATACAGTAGATCTGCTGGAAAAAAATGGTTACGTAGAAGTAACCGGAGAAGATCTTATCAGAAAAAGATCCGCAGTAGATGTAATGTCAGAGTCTAGGAGATTATCTCTGCTATTCAATAAAAGTTACGGGACTACAGACATTCCATTTATGCCTGTACAGGATAAAGTAATAATGAATGATGCTTTATTCGATAGAATAGATGATTACTTAGCAGAAAGGGGTGTAGACGTAGTAGATCAAGAGTTTGTAGAAGAAACAAGGAATGAAATAATTGCTTCTATGAGAGCAGTTATGCGTCAACTTGGAGTAAGTGAACAAATGGTAAGAAGTATCCGGGATCGCGACGGTAACAAATTAGATATTATAGCCAGCGCAAACATCCTTGATAAAGCCATCTCATACTTAGAAGGTAAAGAGAGTGAGATACCTGAAGAGGTTATACACTTTATGGTAGTAGCTTTAAAAGAGACCAATGATCCTCTGTATACTTCTATGAGGGACCGTATATACAAAGAGCCGGAGTACGGCCAAGTTTTAGCTGACCCTAAACTAAGAGCCCTTAACTATACTGAAGAAGATTATATAGATGAAGCTATAACTAAAGTTGTCCTTAACAACTTAGTGTCTCAAGCTTTAGACAAAAAGCTTACAGACAAGCAGGCTAGAAATGAAAGATGGTGGAAGCGTGTAGTTAGAAAACTGAAAGAGTTTTTCGGTATAGGAGATCCTTTTAAAGCTACTATACATAAGATGCTGAATGAGAATCTCACTACTTATGCAGAAGCCATCTCTGAATCTACCAGAGAAACAATCTTTGCATCTACAGGAGAACCTCAGATGAGTCAGGAAATGATCCGGGATACTCTTGTAGCACAGCAGAAAAGTCTAGAAAGGGATGAGTTTTCAAAAGACCTTTTTGAAGGTAAAATGGATGCTGCTTCTTTGGAGGTATTAGAAGGCTCTGACGGTATGATAGCTCGATATACTATCAACGGAAAGCCTGTATTGAGAAGAGCTACAGATAAGTCTTCTATCGCATTCATGCGTAGTGTAGGGGGCCTTGAGCAGTATAAAAGAATTACTTCTAAAGAAAGAAGCAAACTGTTACGAGAAACAGGAACGACCCTGCACGGTATAGCAGAAGAACTTATGGTCCATCTAGCTAGAACAAAATATAAAAATGATTTTAATGTAGTAGATACAGGTAGGCCTGAGCCTAGATCTGTAGCGCAGCTTAAAAAAGATTCTGGTTTTACCCAGACAAAACATTTTGAAGAGCTCACTAGAGGGGTAGAAGAAATTTTAAAAGGAGCTATAGAAGATAGTAAAAAGAAAAAGGGAGAGAAGATAGATCTGTTTACAGAAGTTATGGTCTACAGTGAACGGCTAGATACTGCAGGTACAATAGATATGTTGTTTGTAATGCCTAATGGTACAGCTCAAGTATTTGATTACAAGTTTGTAAGTCCATTAGCTCAAGATGTTAGGAAAGTCGGCAAAAAAACGATAATGACCTTAGATCCTTTTAGAGGGACTAAGATACAAGGGTATGAAGATCAGATGTCTTTTTACTTAGAGGCATTAAGAATGGAGTATGGTATTACGGATGTTACAAAATCCAGATTAGTACCTGCACACGTAAGATTTAAGTACGATGGAAACAAGGCTACAGGAATATCATACTTCTCTATGGGATTTGATGGAGATAGATTCCTTGCACAGTATCCTTTAGCTAAGGAGTATACAGACATAGATACTATAAATAAAGATCTTAGAAAGCTATACGACAAATTAGATGTACTTAAGAAAAAGAAAAGTAGTCCTGGTACACGTAGAGAAATAGCTACTATCATTACAACTGTAAAAGACCTTTTGAATAAATCTGATATGGCATTTACCTTATCAGAGATCAAGTATCTTATAGACTACTCTAAAGAGCTCTTAGAAAAGTCAAAGAAAGATGATGAAGACTATCCAGACTTTGAGGATCTTAGAAGTGTATATGAGTTGCTCGGAACTTTTGAAATGCTGAATGTAACAGCAGAAAGAAATGTAGAAGAGATATCTAAGAAAGACAAAAAGAAAGGAGAAAAGTTAAAGAGGGATCTGGAAAATGCATCTGCAGAAGTAAAGAGCGCTGTACTTGCAATAAAATCAGAACTTAAATCCAGGCTTGCAGTAACATCCAAGTTCAACTCAGGCACTGTGCCTTTTTACGAATTGGATTCTTTAGAGACAGGGTTCTTAAATCAGATGCTTTCTATGGGGGAAGTTGAGAATGTGTTCTTTAAAGAAGCTTTTGATCGTCTTGTTGAAGCAAGGTCAAGAGCAGATGAGGATTATAGAAAACATTATCAAAAATGGGTTGCACTTGATAATGCATTAAAAGAGTGGGGTAACCCAAGAGATGCATATGATATGCTTATCAGGGAAACTGATTCCGGATATCGTATGATCACAATGTTTGATCCTGCATTCAGGGAAGAAAGAGATAAGCTGATCTCTAGGATGCAAGGCAATGAGAACAAGAAAGAAAAGACTGAGGGTATAAAATGGATGAGGTCCAAGTATCAGATAAGAGAAGATGCTAAAAAAGAGTTCAATGAGTTCAAGAAAAAGTTCTTAGCAGATAAAGAGAAAGAGTATGCTGGTAAGGACAACTACAAATACAAAGCAGCAGAGCAATACTTTTCTAATACTTACGACGTTTTCAATAATCCTAATGCTTGGATATCTCCAAAGTTTTTCAGATTTCTTGAACTCAAGCCAGAAATAGCTGTAGAAAATTACAGTAAAGAATACTCTGAGATTTTAAAGCCGGAGAATAAAGCTGTTTTAGATTACTATAATGCTTGGATAGAGCAGATGAAAGAGTTTAACAACCTTGCAGCTGACAAATCTATAGCCTCTACTTTCATACCATCTATGCACAAAGGTGTAGTAGAAGGAATGGCTACTGGAGAAAATGTAATAGAATCTATAACTAAAAATGCGCTTCGAAGTGTAACTCTAGATATAGAGAACGAAGAGAATCTAGGAAAAGATGCAGCACAGTCTATCCCTTTACCGTACATGAACCCACCTAGAGACTCTAAAGGAAATGTAGATACAGTTCTTATATCAAAAGATCTTACCAAAGTAATGGTCAAGTTCGGATCTACATTCTATGAGTTCTTAGAAAACTCGAGGGCAGAGAGTGAGATCTTATTCATACGTGATCTTTTGCACTCGTCAGAAGAAGTTCAAAAAGAAGGGGTGAGAACACTTAAAAGAGAGGCAGGAGCGCTTGTAAAAAAAGAAGTATCTGAGGGAACTAAAAAGCTATATGATACTTACATAAACATGCTTTTATACAAGAACTTCGAAAGGAATATGGCTGGAGAGTTCATGTTGGGAGGTAGAAAGGTATCAGGTGCAAAGGTTGCAAGGTTAATGCTATCTATGTTCAGTAAGTCTACTCTTACACTACCTGTAAAAGCAGCACTGGCTACTACTGGAGCATCTACTATATTCAGGATTGCAAAAGGTATAGATAACCCTAACTATTCTTATGATCTATTACTTAAATCTGCAAAGTTGTTCGCAGAAGATACATCAAGATACATGGCAATTGCAGGATATTTTGATGTGCATTCTGATGGTGATAGAGTGTTCCATGAAAGAGAACTGACCGGAGATCCATTTACCAGATACCTCGATAGTGATTACATGTACTATCCATTAGTACCTGCAGATAGAATAAACGATAGAAGATTGCTAGTAGCACTATTGTTTAATCATGCGGTTGATGAAAACGGTATGATACAAAGATTGGAGGATATGCCTGAAGGAACTAAACCTTTGGCAGAAACAATGGAGGTGGAAGATGGAAAGGTTACAAAAGAATTGGATCAAAGTGTGCGTAACCAGATAAGGATGAGATTCCTTGGAGAAGTGAGAGGTATACGAGGAGATATGTCTCAACTCGGCATAGCTGCATATGAAGACAACCTGTTCATGAGCATGATAATGCAATTCAAATCATGGATGCCTGCAATGGTAAGAGATAGATTCGGCTCTAAAGTAAAGTACGATATCTATACAGGTAAATATGAAACAGGAAGATACATTGCAACCTTTAGAGGAGGGTTGATCTCTAAAGAAGAAGTAGCAGAAGAGTTAGCCTGGACAACAATGGCTATGAATGCAGCATCATCTTTAAAGGGTCTTATTACAACCTTAGTAGGATTAGATGATTATGCTATGTCAGAAGCTACAAGAGAAAGAAAGATCAAAGAAGGAAAGTGGGATAAGGATGGGGCCCAAGAAGAAAGATATCAGCGGCGTCGTAAGAAATACGAGGCAGAATATAAATTCATAAAAGAAAACGCTGTAGACCCTATGATAAAGAACATGCCTATAGAAAAGTTTTATCAGATGCAACAAGCAGCTGTAAGAAGTAGTATAGCAGAAGTAAGAGCTGTACTTGTACTTATGCTTATGTCTATGGCAATGGGTTGGAAAGGAGATGATGAAAAAGAATGGTACAAAGAGACCTGGGCTTCTAGAAAAGCTCACGATCTCCTTGCACGTACCATTCTTGAAACTGCAATGTTCATTAACCCGGCTGAACTTGCAAATTTGAACAGGTCTTTTATACCTGCACTAGGACTATTAGAAAACTTTATTCGGATAATGGGTAATACTGCAGATGAATCTGTCGATCTTCTTCAAGGAGATATGTTTGAAAAAGGAGACAGAGCTCAAATGTTCCATTACACAGCAAATTTTGTTCCTGGAGCAAACAATATAAAGTGGATCTTAGGAATCAATAGATAACCTGTTGTAGAAATCTATAAACTGTTCACGTGTCCCATTGAACTCATTATAGTCTATGAGACCTTTAAAACCTTTTACTCTCCGTCTATTGGTTATCTGATGTATATCATATCTACATGGAGGACGCTTTTTAAAATTAGCTATCCAAGTAGGGAATTTTTCAGAGATAACATGCTTTATATACTTATTATAGTATAAGCATTCGCAATAGATTATAGGGAGTTTTCCTGTACGCTCTTTAACAACGTTCACAAATTCCCTTATTTCACGCTTTATCCAAGAAGAAGATTTCATATGCTTTTGATATTCTACATCAAGAACAATAGGCATATTTACTCCTGTTCTATAAACTGTTTTCAGAAAATGCTCCGCTTGTTTCTTCCCGGAAGAATGATAACTGAAAAAATGATAAGCACCAACTCTTAATCCTCTTTTAGTTGCCTCTTTCACATTATGTGAAAATCTAGGATCAGTAAAAGTAGACCCTTCTGTTGCTTTAATAAAAATAAAGTATGGAAGCTCTTCACGCACATCATCCCAATCTACATTGCCTTGATGATGTGAGATGTCTATACCCCATATTTTGTCAGAACTACTATGGGTATATACAACAGGTTTCTTTTTAACCTTTTTGCTAAGACGACTTAAATAAAACCCTGCGGTAAAACTTAAAGCCCCTATAATGATAAATACTAATACTGCTCTTATCTGTAACATAACGTTTTTTGTTATGAAGAGCAGTCTATTTATTCATACGACCACTCTTCTGGTTGTTCTTTAGAGAGTTCTTTTATAAACTCAGCACGTGCATACTCTCTTTCTACACATTGCTGATAAGCTCGTTCCTCTATAACTTTTACTATTTGAGGAGACATTTTAATTACATCTGTAATGTCCTGGTTTTCGTAATAGGCAGAAGAGAATGAGAATCTTTTGGATTCCCACTCTCCTTCTACCGTCATGATTGTTCCTGAATCTAAATAGATATCAATATGAGTCATGTTCAGTGATGATTTTGTATGATTTTATATGCCGTATACTTCTAAATCTAAAATTTCTTCCTCTAGATTAGGAATACTATACAATTCTGCATCTTTATCAATAGCAATACTAAGATCTAGGACTTTCTCCAACTCTTCTTTACGTGAAGGGTCTTTGTACAATATCTTTCCTAGCGTAGAAGTTTTACCATTATTATGAAACTTTAAGATACGCTTCTTATAGTTGTCATCAAATTCAGAATATCTGCCTTCTATAAAAGCTGCATAGTTATCCAGATGTTCTATAGGGATATCAAAGGTATAAAGAACTGTCTTATTTGATATGTCTTCAGAATCAATAAAATAATCTAGTTCTGAAAGCATATTTTCAAACTTGATAAAATCTTGTTTAGCTGAAAACCTATAAAGAAGTGCAATTACATTATCTCTTCTATGGGTACCTATAAAACAATTAAGTAACCGAGTATTAAAGTGATAGGTTACTCTATAGCCTGGCAGCATAGGAAGTATAAATAAAGAAGCTTTAGTTCTTTTAGCGATAGAAAGCTCATAAGTAATATTATTTTCAGGGCCTACAGGTTTAATAGTATTTACCTTATAAGGCTCTTTCGTAGATCCTATCTTAATAACATTCCCTAAAGATATCTTGGTAAAATCCGGAATATCTATAGACTCTATGATATTATCGCTATTCATCTCTTCTTTTATATCCAGATAGCCTATAACTTTTACAGTTAATGCATTTTTTATAGTCAATCCAGTCCTTGCTCGTTTTGCCATTTACCTAGAACTTTTAAAACATTTTGATACTTAAGATCTGGTAGAGAAATGCCAAGCCTATTAAGATCATAAGAAGATCTTAGAACATATACAAGATCTAATGTCTCTTTAAACTTGTCTGTAGCCTCTTTGGAGGAAGCAATATCGCTATTCTCCATCTGTTGAAGATACATCTTTAAAATCTTTAATGAAAAATCTTCTTCTACAATAGACTCTAAAGCTTTCTCTGCACGTTTTACACCTATACCAGGTATACCGGGAATACCGTCGACACTATCGCCAGCTGCACATTGGATCCATAGAAACTTTGCTGCATCTTCAGCTGTTGTAGATACAAACTCATTTCTCTGATAGTTATAATGTGTGCCGGGTATCTGTCTAAGAACATCCTTATCTGGACTACAGATAACAGACTCTATAAAAGGATTATTACCTAGACCGTTAGCATAGATAGCAACTGCATCGTCAGCTTCTATTCTAGGAACATTATAGAATCCCCATTCTCTTTGAGCATATACACGTAGTGCATAGAACAGATATGGAGTCTCTCTACCTTTTCTATTACCCTTATACTCTCTGGTTTTACCAAGTTCTTTTCTGAATACAGACCTTGAATCCGTAGTAAAAGCTGTGTAATACTTACAATTAAGCTCTGAAAGAACATTAATTATAAAGTTGTCAAGCTTCAACTTCATCTCATCAAACGTAGTATCCTCTTTCATGCAGTAATAGAGCATGCTATCTGCATCTATAAGAGCGATTTTACTTTGATCGTTATTAAAAGGAGTCAAGTCCAGATCATCTACTAAATCATTTTTTATAATTTCTAACATTAGTTTACATAATAAAAGGGCCGAGCACAATTAAGTACCCGGCCCTGTGTGAATAAAAAATGATTACACCAAAGACTGTAGTCTTTTTAAATCTGCTGTTTGTTTTTCCACTGCTTCAATATGAACTGCAACAGCTTCTTCTAACATGGCTTTCCATTGCTCATCAGTTGCTTTAGCATACGTAGAACTGTGATATATAGAACCATTAACGCCTGCTAACGAACTATGTACAAAGTACTCCTTGCATCGGATGGCACCGTCCACATCGTCTGGAACTGCACCTACATGCATAGGATCGATGAAGACATTGTGTATCTCACCACTATACCATGCTATGTATTTTAATCCGCCTACATGAAGACCTTTGACACATGAGCTATTGTCGTTAATGTTTACCATATCCCAACTGTCTAATGCATGCTTGCAACCTACTTTAATGAAATGCCCATTAGAATCATATCCATTAGGTCCTTCACAACTGAAAGGATCACCACCACTACCCATCATAGATGGTTCAAATAGTCTATCCTCTACATGTTCCGGTTTACCATCAGAGTCGATCTCACCTGTATCAGGGTTGAAAGTTCTTGCATAACGTGGAACTGTACGAAGTTCACCATCTTCATCTGCCTCATACTTATACTCGATCTCTCTAGAAACCTTGTAGCCGTTGAGTAGACCCTCTTTAGTGATCTTCATCTGGTACATAGTAGCTCTTTCTTCAGCCGCTTCCTCTGTAAGACCATGCTCCTCCATAAACTCTTGCTTGAGTTTAGGGTGTACATACTTCATATTTACAAAGTTGAAGAACTTCTCACCGAAAGCAGCGCCTTTACCTTCTTTGTTAAGGTTAGGATTACGCAAGAATCTTACCCACATACGTACAAGAGGCATGAAATCTATACCCTTATCTTGAGAATAGATGATTCTATCCACCAATGCTTGAGGCATAGCAATATCTGATGTCTGATCATTGTAGTGTAGAAAGAACTCTTTGGACATAGGATCTACTTTGATGTACTCACACTCTGTCTCTATAACAGACCCTATAAACTCTTTAGCTCCAAGAACCAAAGATTCGCCTTCTGCGATAATACTGTTGTACTCATCTACGGTCTCAGCTTCTTCAGCTGCATAAGCCAAAGATTCTAAAGTATCGTAAACAGCTTTATCAAAAGGCATTGAAAACGGAGTTTCACCGCATGAACCAACTATTTGGTCATCAATAACATTAATTGTTATCATTTGTAACAGTTTTATAAATTAAAGATACGTAAATTACTTTTATTGTAATGATGCTAAGGCGTGTTTTATAACAGCCTCTTCATCCCACTCCCACTGATCTCTGTCATAGAGTTTAATATACTTCTTGATCTCATCTGCAGTATCATTACGCATAAGAGAATTACAAGGCATATTACTAAGTACAGGATCAAGTACTGAGGCATAAGACTTAAGTTCTTCAAACAAACTTAGCATATCAAGATCAGCTACATTAGCTCCAACGATATCGGTAAAGACAAAAGTTTCAAAGCTCTTTTGAGCTATCTTCTTATCTCTATCTTCATCTTCAGAGTCCAGGCTTGCACAATACAGTTGGAACTTATACAGCTCGTCCAGTCTATCCCAAATAGGATTATTATTATTTTGACTGATTGCCCAAAAGTATTTGCTATGCTTATCAAGATAGTCCCTAAGAGTCTTTGCTTTACTTGATATCTTATTGTCAATATTGTCAAAAAACCTAAGATAATTGTCAAAGAAAGGCCAAACATCCCCTATCCTACGAATAGTATAAGCTGTCCGTACAGATGGATGTGTCTCAATAGTATTATGACTTGTTCTAAAGAAGAAGAAATTATCTATATGAGACAAAGCATTTGCTTTTTCTACCCTCTTTATAGCAGAGCTACTAAGTCTGATCAATTGAGGATAGTTGTCATCTTCTACATACGGCTTCTCTCTATCTCTGTACCAAGAATTATAGTGCACAGAAGGACTAAGAGTAAACAAAGCTCTAGGAGCTTCACCCCAAGAAGCATAGTTATTAAGAATAGGTGCAGAAGGATAGAGTATACCTGCTGCCATAACAAGCGCCTTTTCATCCTCTTTACCACCATAATACACTTCTTTTTCTGTAGTTATAAGATCCTTACCTCTTGGCTCTACCTTATCCCATGTCCATGTCTTACGAGAAAAACTTCTATGAGCATCTGGATCATACCTTAAAGTAAAACCTACCTCTTTGTTCTCAAGAGCACGTTGCTCTGCAGGAGTAAGTGCATCTTGTTTAAGCTCAATGTCTTTAGCTTTTTCAAAGAAATCTGCAGGTATTTCTACTTCATCATAAGAATTTACCTTAGAATCACTTTCAACAAGCTCTTCCAAAGCATAATACTTACTCTTTTGTAGATCAATAAGGTCTGATAAACCCTCTTCAAGAGACTTTATAGAATCATCCTTAGACTCCTTATCCACCCATCCTTTAAAGGAAATAGATATAAAACTACCCTTATCTAAACCTTTACAGATATAAAGGTCCTTAACTTGATTGTAGTTATTATCCTTAATATAGATGGACTCAAAGTTGAAAGATTGCCATGAGGTTACATCCTCTCTCTTTATCTTACCCCTGTAGTCTACAGTAACTTTTTCAACTTTGATTCTACTACCAAAGAAGTTACTTACAGGTAAGAACTTAAGATCAGAATTACCAGGGAACTCTGGAGACAGATCATCATTATTAATGATGTTAGACATCCTATTGATGATATCATCAGAGTTACTTCTATGAAAGATCTTAGTACACTGCTCAAGCCAATCAAAGATCTCAGTTGAGTTCTGCAGTTTATCTTCTACGATCTGAGATGCCTCTTCTGTAGCCTTATCTATAACGGATAGGATATATGCCTTTGTAGCATCATTCCAGATAACCTTCTCACGAGATGGAGTAACACTTACACCCTCTTGTATGACTATCTCTTTACCTGTCTCATCACGATAAGTCTGACGCATAGGACACTTAAAACCTATAGATCCGTACATATCTTGCAACTCCAACTCACGGAAGTCTACATAACCATAGTTGATACCTGACTCATCAGATGAGTCTTTCACAATAACGATGTGAGGCCTGTTGAACACAGTACCATTACTGATGATCAAAGATTCAGAGTTGTATACTACTTCAGCTTTAGTAGAGTTGCTTCTGTAAGTATACTCTCTGCCATCTGACTCTATTTCTTTAACAGTAAAATTTACACCGTCAATATAGATCAACTGCTGGTCTACAGCATCACGAAAAGAATATCGGTTATGTTTCTTAACCCCGAAACTTACCTTGGTATTGTTCTTCTCATCTGTCTTCTCATAGTATACTTTGGTACCATCACTGAATGTTATAAAATCATTCATAGTACCATCTTTAGCAAACTTAGAGATGACAAATTCAGTACGATAAGGGTAGCAGGCACACTTGAATCTCCTACCATTATGCACAGTTTCCACTGTATACATAGCAACACCTGTAGAGAATGCAACCTTTGCACCCAGACCGAAAGCACCGAAGCCCTCTGAAGTATTACGCTTAGTAGAATAACCTAGACTAAGTACACCTTCAAGTCTTTTATCTCCAAGACCTACACCGTGGTCATGAACAATGAATGTATCACAAAATCCTGTACCTTCTTCCTGTATGTATGTGAGTTCAACTGTGTTGTTCTCAGTATCAAGATGCTTTAGGTCATAGTATGTAGGATCAAAATTGCTGTCCTCATACTGATCACCATGCCTCTCAATATAATAATCCTCAACTTTGGCTTTGCCTGTAAGGATCTCAATAGCTACTTCTTTCTCCCGTTGCGAATCCCACGCATTTGTGGTCAACTCACGAACAGTAGACTGAATAGGAGTAGAATATTGAGTCTGCTGTAAGATGTCATACACAAGCTTTTCAGCTCCTGCATCAATCTTCTTTTCGACACCTTTAGTTCCGGTGTCTTGCCGATCAATAGTTTTTATACTCATTTAAAACAATCTTTCTTTAACATGATTAATAATTTTATTTGTCTTATCACTGATAAAATCTTTAGGGTAAGGTATCACACGTTCATAAGCACGGGTTTTTATATACCTTAATCGAACAGTATGTTCTTCTTTAGGTAGATAGTATTGACCCTCTTGCACAGGTATCCAATCCACTTCATAAGGTAGATCCTCTACTATATCTGTGTTGTATGGATACTTGCCAGTAAAACTCCAGATCTTGCAATCGCCTTTACGTACTCTGTGAATTATACCCGGCTGTATGCCGTTGTAGTATGATAGACCTATAAGGTCCCCTCTCTCTAAAGATCTTAACCAGTTTAAGTGCTGGCCACTGTGTATCATAATTTTAGTATTTCCTGTATACAGATATCTACTTGTGATTTATTAGTAGGCATGAATAGAACTGTAGGCTTACCTGTAGAAGCTATGTATCTTTTAAACAGTTTCCACCGCATAGGAAAAGATTCATTAGCTCTGCCTTTTGTTTCTATAACCCAGTTCATATCAGGACAGGTAAAGTCAGGTGTGTATGTTATAGACCTTATAGCATTTTGCACAGGTGCAAACTTCTTATATCTGAACTCCCAAGATTGTGATATAGGTTTAAACCCTTCTACGAGAGTGAATTTATCCTCTTCGTACTTAAATTTTATCTTGGCTTTCTTAAGCTCTTTATAAGCATGCGCTTCAAGCCTTGACTTGAACTTGATACCATCTATAACTGTAGCCTTACTCTTTATAAGACTTACACCTTTTCTTCTACCTTTTCTTCTAGTTGCCATGGAACTCTCTTTACTATAGATATTGCTGTTATAGGTCCGTGAGCCTCTACGACATCAGAAATGTCCTTACAATTCAGCTCTGCAGGAATGACAATATTAGTCAAATCATATTTAGAACATATCTTATTGGCCATTGTCTGACCAGGATTGTCCGGATTTGTAATATCATTATCATACAAAACTTCTACTTTATCATACCTACCTTTTAGAATTTTCATAAATTTTTCTGGAGGCAACATTGCTTCAGATTGAAATGCAATTGCATGCACCCCAAAAGAATGTATAACTATAACATCCTTAAGAGATGATGCTATTATGCATCTATCACCAAACGGAAGCAGAGATGTTTTGCCTTGGATATCAGAAGACTTTACATTACCGAACCACTTTCTCTCCGGATTCAAAGGTGAATATATCTTGAATCTAGGAGTGTGTTCCGCATATGCATAAGTACACTTAGGGGCTGAATATCGATTACCGTTTATCCAATAATGAGATATAGGTTTTACATGAAAAGGCTTCACCTGCTCTATAGACAGGCCATACTGACCCCAGTATTCTCTATCCAATAAAGACCATGGTATAGTACGTATCTGTATGCCACACCCTATCTTATAAGTTTTTCTACTTATTACAGGTGCTACAACAGTAGCCAGATTCATACCGGAAGACAGTCCGATGTTAAAATCAGAATCGATCATAGTCAATGTATCTCTAAATGTAAGTGAGTACTTGTACATCACATAACCTATAGAGTCAAAACTATGCTCCCTATAACCAAAATCAGTATATCTTATACCCGATTTAAGGTCTGATATAACTGCGGATGGTACAGGATCTTTACGTAATTCTGAACTGAACTTCTTACCTAATTTCTCAAATGGTTCACAGTAATATTTGAATATATCAATATCACTTACCCTTGCTCTGATATCTTCTACAGAAAGATTTGCATTACTATCTCTTGAATCTACTGCCATGTATCAGGTAGTTAAAAGGGGAGCAGATCTCTCTACTCCCCCTTGTTAAACTAATCAAAAGGATCCTCATCGATCCAATCATCATCGGTAGTATCTTCAGTTGCCTCCACAGTATCTGGAGTAACTACACCTGGAGAATACTTTTGCCACTCAAGAGAGTAATCACCTTTGATTGCACCGTAATCTTCATTAAGTGCTTTTACAAATAGATCGTTTCTCTTAGGATTGACACGACCGAAGTGACGAGTATAAACAGCTTGATACTTACCGTCTCTTACATAGACAAGAGCACGTAGCTTGTTGTCTTTAAGTACAGACATAAGTTCTTCAAGCTCTTTAACATCACCTGCAGCGATCTTATTAACTGTGTCAAGCTTGATCTCACCGCCCTGAGCAACATTTGCCCATACACGTACAAGCTCAGTTACAGTATCCATACCACGAGGAATAGTATAGCATGAATCAGGCTCTTTGAACCAGTCTGCAAGAGATGAAGTATCAACACTACCATCGTCATTAGCAGGAGCCCATGTTTCCTGACCTATTCTGTTATACCACTTTACTTTGCCGGTCTTAGATTCCCAAGGACCTTGCTTTACAAGTATTTCACATGGAACAGTTACATCCTCATTCTGAAGCCAGAACACGATCTTAGTAAACTCATCCTCTCCAAAGCTAACCTCATAGTTAGGCTCTGTTTGAAGCATAATACCAAGTTCGTGTAGCTTTTCCAATGTTGGATTTACTGCTACTACATTAAATTCACTGATGCCAGTGAACAGTTTGAGGGCTGATCCTACAGCAACCTCTGAAGCATTAGATTCTATTGCCATTAGTTATAATTATTAAGATTAAAGATTAGTCAATATCGAAATCTACACCGTTCTCAGAAAAAGCAACACTGTTGGTAGGTGGATTAAACTGATGTCCGCCTTCTGTGCCTGGAATGCTATGCTTAGGCTCGTCTGGATAAGGATGTGTTCCTTGTTCTACAACTTCAATCACGGTATTAGGCTCTGCTGGAGTCACAGTAGAAGTAGTTGTACCTTTAAATTGAAATGGTAACACTTTTCTTCTTGCAGGCTTCTTACCTCGTAGAGAAGGATCTTTGAACATCTGATCTACCATCCACTTCTCGAATGGTCTAACAGTTCCGTTCTCATCCTTGTAAGCATACTTCTGTCGAATCTGCTCTTTGTTTCTACCTTGTGCAAGGTCATTAAGGATCATATCAACAGTTACTTCCGCCACTACAGTGCAGTTTGACAGATCTTGGTTTGCAGTGTTTTCAGAGTTCTGCGCCTCTCTCATTTCAATACCCATTTTAGTTTTAAGGTTTGAGGGTTAATAAATAATTACTTGTCTTTTACAAATTGGCCATTGACCATTTTACCTGTTCTTTTACTTATAATATCATAAGCGCCATTCAGGCATTCTTCTAAGGTTACTCCTTGCATTTCTGCTAAGATGATCAGGGTTACCATAATATCTCCTATGGCATCTTCAATCTCTAACTTGTCATCATCTACAATAGCATTGAGTAGCTCAGTCAGTTCTTCCTGTGTCTTGAGAGCCTGCTTAAGAGGTGTGGCTTTATCAAATATGCCTTTCTCTTCAGCCCACTTTTGTACACATACTTCTAATTCAAAATAATCTCTATTACTCATAACATAATTATTTTATACATACACATTATAAAGATTATAGTAGCACATATCATAACTCCTTTACGGATCTTAGATATTTTTTTACTCATCTTATCTTTTAACCATAATTGGTCATGTACCTTCTCCCAGTAAGCAAATCCTTCAGAAGTATCTTTCCAATCAAAAGCCCATCTAAGTGCTTGTGATCGTGAATAAGGTGTATGAGTTAGAATTACTTTATCTGCATATGTTATAGCTTGCATATACTGTTCTTCAGTCAATTCTTTTTTAAGAACTGAGTCTACAGTATCTTTTTCAGTCACTATATTAAAAAGCCTATTTAAAATTTTCATTTTCATCAAATTGGTCAATAATTTCATGCAGGTCATAGCGTGTTTTAGCCCAACCTACTTTAATGTCGTCTACATATACCATGAATTTGTCGAGTGTGTCTTCATCTTCATATATTGAAATGGTAATCTTACCTTTCTTATATCCAAGAGGAAATCCACCTTCAAACCCAAGGAACTTTATATAGTCATGTTTAAGGTATCCGTTAAGCTCTGGAACATTACGGGATTGATACTCTATGTAATCACCTACAGTATCTCCATACTCATGATAGCCTTGATCATCAAACCAACCCATCTTTTCTGCGTGTCGTTTAGTTAAACTCATCAGTCTACATAGATTTTATCCCACTCAAAAGGCATTACAGTATTCTTAAGATGCTCACAACGCGAGTTTGCCTCTATACCATCCTTAGAAGAAAAAGAAATCATAAGTTCTTCACCTTCCCAGTACACATAGCCGATAGCATCTGCTTTCTGTGCTATAATGGTCTTAAGTTTACCTGTAAGATCCAGATCTTTAGTTGCAACCTCTTTACCTTTCTTATCAGAACTGCCGTCCTTAACGTGTGCAATAAAGATCACATGATCTGCTAGCTCCATAAGCATGTTCACCCACTTTTTGAATGCGTTACGCAAGTATAGATAACCGGCACCCTTTGGTAGAGTAAGTACACTTTCCCACTGAGATCTTGGAAGTACAGCCTGCTGACCTGTTTTAGGATCAGTTTTAGTATCATGTCTATTGAAGTTCTTACCCATAGGTGTCTTCATATACATGGCTGTAGCATCCCACTCACACCAGCTCTCAAGCTCTGTAATAGTATCTACTGCGATATACTTGTACTTTTTCTCAGCTTTCTTGATCTCTGTGATCCAGCGATACAACTCTTTAAGATTGTCTGCCTGTACTTTAAGAGCATCTATTTTATTACTGCCCTGCTCGAGGTCGATAATAAGACAGTCATCGAGCTTAGAAAGCATAGTTGTTTTGCCAACCTTTGGTTTAGAATAAACTATAAGGTTTTCTGGACTTGAGGTTTTCTTAGAGACCGGAGCCTCTGGTAATACAAATTGTTTTTCCATCATTTATTTTTTGGATTTACGTTCCGTAATTGTGAATCTAGAGCCGTCAAAATCATATGGTATCATACCAAGCATACCATCACGATTTTTCTCTAGATGAACTGCCATGAGGCCTTTAGGATCCTCTCCGCAGTAAGAAGCTGTAATGTTGTACAGGTCATGTGGTCGTTGTATCATAGCTACAACATGTGCATCCTGACCTATACTGTCACCACCGAACAGATCTGTAAGAAGCGGTTGATATTGGTTTTTAGCCCTATCGTCCTTTTCTATATTACGGTTCAGTTGTGATAGTAGTATATTGATGACTCTTGGTTCGTCATCACCTATACTTGACTGCATCCTCATACAGGATTTAGAAAGATTATTCAATCTCTCAAGCTCTATACTTGTCTGACTGTCAGGAACAAGCCTAGAGTGGTCGATCAAATTAATAATAAGCGTATCAGGAGATGCAGCTGCAAAATTCTCACACGATTTTTTCATGTGACTCACCTCCATAGGCTTATTCTGAAAATAGACGGGATACTTGACGAATTTATGTACACTCTTCATAAAAAGATTATACGATCCTTCGTCAAGCTCTTGGTCAACTGAGTACAGTTGGGCCATGTTCTTACCAGTATCCTTCGATGCACTCCTGAGTATCTGCTGATAGCCAGGCATCTCAAAAGACCAATAGAATACAACGACCTTCTTTTTCTCAATATAAGCCATATCAAGAACATCAAATATCAATTGATTACTAAAAGCAGACTTGCCACTTCCCGGACGTCCTGCAATAACATACATCTTACCTGGCTGTAGTCCACCTAGCAGTTGTCGATTGAGTCTTGGCCACTTAGATAGTAGCACTGCTCTCTCACCTTTTCTAGATTTATCTACAACAGCTATAGATTGTCTTACTGCTGAACGTATTGGCTGAAACTTCAGCTCTTTTAGTACCTCAATCGAGGATTTTGGTGTTTCTTGTCCCATCGTCTTTTTCATCTTTAAATCCTTCCCATTTCTCCCAGGTTCTATTGTTGATCCACACCTCCAATAATTGCATATACATAAGGTTCTGCCTTTGATTTTCCAGCTGTGTATCCAATGCTTTTATAATTCTAGCATGCATTGCTGGTTTGTTTTCTACTATTTTGCGATACCTTTCTTTTGCTTTTTTATTGGATTTAGCATCAGGGTCTGCAGCATGCAAAACCCTAAAGTTCCCCATAGAACCTACTTTCATAGGATACATTGATAATAATTCTGCAAACATTCTATCGAAATCCCCTTCTACAAGATCAATAAACTTCTGTCTAAGCACTGTACTTGTAGGATTACCAAGATCATCATTGATTATTTTGATATACCCTAAAGACTCCAACTGCTTTATATTGACTTTCATCTTGTTATAAGGGATCTTAAACTCCTTATACTTTGAGTATAGATATACATACTCGTTAGGATAAAGCTTTGCAGCATGTAAAAAATCTAAGTCAAATTCTAGTACCATGATCTATAATGGTTTTTTCGTATAAATGAATATTCTCTTTGAACTCTTCTTCAAACCTATACTCAGGCATAGATTTTCTGTTAAGCTCTTTTACTTTATCGAGGATAAATTGAATGTCTGAAGAATTGGTATCAATAAGTCTGTTATAAAGAACTACCTGTTTGTCAGATAACTTCCTATTGATCCAAATGCGGCCCATCTATAGTGTCTTGAAATAGTTGAACATCATCCTGAACAGACTCCATAGATTCATCTGTAGACATGAAGTAATCTTTACCCAACACCCAAGAAACATTCTGAGGGGGTGTGTTACGCAAAGCATTCTCAAGCCATTTCTGCTCCTGAGAGTTTACTACATACATAATAACAACCTTACCTGTCTTCTTAGGATTCTTAGGGTCTATACGTACAAGCCTTCCTACTCTTTGAATCATAGTAAGAGCTTTACTTGTAAGACCACATATGATACCTATAGTAGCATCAGGAATATCAAGACCTTGATTAAGAGCTTTTGTACTGCATAGCACATTAGATTTACCTGTTTTAAAACTTTCTAATGCATCTTCCCTCTGTTTCTTAGTTTTCTTAGAGTGATATACAACTGATCCAGCAATATAATTGGACAACATATCAGTAAAATCATTGTCACCACCAAACACCAAACTCCTACCTGGATTAGCACGTGTAAAAGCTTCTGCAGCTGGAATCTTGTTTTCGGCATGATCTACTATCTTTTTACGTTGTCTTATAGCTCTATAAAAGCCTAAAGCAGCCTCTATATCATGTTTTTGATAAGCTCGTTTGTTTGCAAGTACAAGCTTTGCTTGGTCAAAAGCATTGAAACCACCTAATTGGCCTTTCCAATACCCAAAATTAGCATTTACGGTCCTGTATTTCTTCTTCTCTTCATCAGAAAGCTCTACTCCGATACATGTAATGTGATAAGGAGCAACAAAGCCTTGTTTTACACACTCATCCAATGTTATCTCATACACTACTTTGGCAAGCTTCATCAATCTATTATGGTAAAGATTGTCTTCCGGACGTGTAGCAGTACAGAATGCTAAAGGCACACCTGCGTTTTTAGCTTCAGTGTAAAATTTCATGCACTTATCTGTAAGACCAAGATGAACCTCATCACACACAACCATTTCATAGTCAGATGCTTTTAGCTTACCTATAGATGCATAGCATTCAAACTGTATCATCTCTTCACATATAATAGCAGACTTTTTCTTGCCTACAAGCTTATCAAACTCATCACGGAACCTGTCTTTTAAGTGGTCAAAAGGAACAAGTACAAGAGCTTTTAAACTTTTATCTCCATCTAGCTTACTAAGGATAGCACTAACCATTACTCTGGTTTTACCAAAGCCGGTTCCTGCTATAACAGAACCATTGTAACCATTTTCTATAAGAGCTTGTACAGCTTTATCTTGAGCTATATCCCTATCTGTCATTATTACTTTTTCCATTTATCTGAAATTTCTGTATCTGCCTTTAGCAGTTTGTTTTTAATAATAAGATCTGCAGCCATTTCCATAAGTTTAGTCATTCTGATCTCCCATGTTTCTGCATAATCTTCTTTACAGATAGTATCTATCTGGTCATGCACAGTCATTATAAGCTTGACCGGTAGGTCATTTTCCATAATGTCTTTACGAATCAGATACAATGCATACTTGGTCATATCAGCAGAAGTACCCTGAATAGGTGTATTCTTACCTGCCCTACCTATACTCGATGCTAAAGAGCTGTTTACAGGATTGTATTGCATGTTAGGATACCAGCCAGGGAAGAACCTCTTACGACCAAATGGCTTAAAAGTCTTCGCATAGCCGAACTTAAGTGCATCCTTTTCCAATCCGGTCAAGAATGTTTCTATATTTGGAAACTCTGTAAAATACTTTTGAATAAGCTTTTTAGCCTCACCAAGAGATATCTCAAGAGTATGCGATAACTTATTAGGGCCCATACCATATGCTAGACCGAAATTGATAGCTTTTACATTGTTCCTAAGCTTCTTATGCTCAGGGCAACTGCACTTCTGCTTCTCAATATCTACAGCTACGGCCACACCCTCATCTGTTATATCCTGCGCAGGCATAAAGTAATCGCAACCTTCTGATGCTGCCTCCTCCCATTTTTTACCATACACAAGATGTGCACAGACAGAGTGTAGATCCTGACCTTTCTCAAGAGACTCAAGCCATACAGGATCCTTAGAACCATATGCTATGACATTCAACTCCTGAGAGCTATAATCACTCGATACAAAAACCCAGTCTTTAGGGGCTACAAAGCAATTCCTAAACTTGTTATCAGCCGGTATCTGTTGCATATTCGGATTACTACTCGAAACACGACCCGTATTAAGTATCTGCTTGAAAGAGGTATGAATTTTACCATCAGACAGCCTCATATTAAGAAATTCCTTCCCGTAAGAGGAGACTATTTTAGCCTTCTCCTTATAAGAAATATACTTATATATAATGGGGTGTTTAGATCTATGAATATACAAATTTTTACCGTTAACATCCTCAATATCAGGAGCTACTTTTTGCATAACCTTCAACACTTGAGTAGGAGATGACCACTTGATATCAAGCTTTCTTTCCTCTTGAAAAAGATCACCTTGTATATACTCAGGTACAACATCTTCAAAGATCTTATTAGACAATACTATATTATCAAGCTCTTCTTCGCTTTCTGCAAGTTCTTGAGATGTGTCTTCGCTTATCTCTAACCATGCCTGAGTATCTATGTCTAAGCCATTATACTCTATATCAGCAAAAGCAAGACATGCGTGATTCTCAAGATGCAAAGTCTGCATCAATGATTTTTTAGCCAGATCCTCTTTCTGTTGTTCTACTATCTCTAATAGATTGGATACGTCCTTAGCGCCATAGATGATCTGATCGTCAGAAAAAGGCTCACCGGACATACCTATGAATAGATTCCTGACTCTTTTATCCAAAACTATTCCAAGGCGTCTTTCACACACAGCTGCAAGGCTATTAGACAGATCATTCCTACCACAATTAAGAACTTGCTCTGCAAGCATTGTATCCCACGTTTTACCTACAGTTATACCTTCTTTCTTAAGGAATTTATAGTCAAACTTGGTATTATGAAATACAATTGTCTTTGATGCATCTTCTATAATGGGTTTTAGAGGTGTTATATCTACATACCTGGTGTCTATTACAAATTGAAGATCACCATCACCTATTTGAAGCATGATCATCTTCTTATTAGTAAAGTCCATGCCAGTAGTCTCTGTATCACAGCCAAGTATATACTTGTCAGCACAGTACTCTGCACATTCTTCTATGGTGGCCGTAGATATATCTGAAAAGTTTCTATTAGGCCCAACGAATTTTACTGTTTCCATCCATTTTAATTTTTTTACCCCCAAGAGGTGTAATAAACTTTTCTTTTATTTCCTATAGCTTCTAAAGCACGGTCTATAGCTTCAAGAGTCTCCTCTCTATAGTACTCATTAGCACTTTGAGGATCACCATGAAAGAACCCACCACCGATAGGTAATGCATTCTTATCTGTAATATCTTTAAGTTCTAACAGATCTTCTCTTGTAAGCTGCAACTTATTACAGTTAAAAGATTTACCGTCCATACCGTACGTTCCAGTACCTCCTTTCTCAAAGTACAGGTCAGACATCCATCTTTCTAAGTTTGGATGTTTTCTCCAGTAGTGTATTTTCTCATTGGTCTTTTGATCGTGAGAAAAATCCACCTCTTTTTTATTTCTTCCCTTGTAAGAGAACATATATGCATCTAATCCCATAAGTACATAAATTTTATCATTGTTATTAATAACATTGCAGTTGTAATATTTATCATAAAAAATATTGGAAATCCATACTTTTTTAACTTAAGAGTATTACGAAGCGTAAGTCTGCGTTTTTGAAACTTTTTCATTAGAATATATATCTGATTGTGTTCCAAGGAATAGTAGATTCATGCAACTCCTTGAACCGGTTAATATACTTTGACTTTAGCCCGAGTTTATATCTTACATTCTTACCACCATATTGAGATGTTTTAACTTCTTGCGCTTTTGGAACCCACAGATGTTTCTCTGCTTCAGGCCTTGTCACAAGATTTTCTTTGTGTTTATTCTCATTATGCGTAAGAAATATAACCTCCGCTAATACTTGATCCTTGTAATCTACATAATCATCAAGCATTTGAAATAATTCTTTGTAGTCTTTATGCCAGCCTTTGTAAAGTATCACAGGACTAAAGTTTACATGAACATCATAACCACTCTCTATAAAAGCGTCAA